GGTGAAAATCCACAGGTGCTGTGCTTTATGTCCAAGGTAAATAGGGTGTCGAGCACTAATTTTTGAGGATCCAAAGGTGAGGTTTAACCCACGTCCAGGTTTGACTTGGTCGTTTGCCGGTACAAAGTCAGCCCCAGCCAAACCCAGTCCCACTCAAAAATTGCTTTTAAGGATCATGCAGGGCCGACTAATCATCACCAGGAGATCCCATGATTGGGTGCTCACCTCCGATCAACCGACCTAGTCCCACTTAAAAGCGCCGGAGTGCCCGACAAACAAAGCATGGCATGCCCGGACAGGATCGTCAACCTTTTTCATTCAACGCACAAATGACAGTGCAGATCAATGGCTCCAACTGCTTGCTCGGGATGTCATAGCGGCGGTTCACAGCAGCAATGGCACGATCAATGGAGGCTCTGCCCTTGCTGTAGTGCACAGGCTTGATCGGAGGGACAGGAGCAGGCTGGTTTGCCTCGCTCAGCACACGAGCCCTGAGCAGCTCTTGACGCGGAATGCCGCGTTGTATCGCTTGGGTGTTCAAGGCGTCGCGTTCTCGCTCAGTGACTCTGACATCGATTCTCACTGGGTAGGTCCTGGACTCAGACATTAGAAATCGAAAGGGACAGTGGATTGAACCGCGATCGGCTCAGGTTGACAAGCACGAACGTCTAGACCCCAGCGCAGATTGCTGATCGTCACCATGGGGTTGCCAAGGCGTTCAACAGAGATGCTGTTCGGGTCAGCTCCGTTGCGAACGATAAAGCCGCTGGCCCATTCGTCACCCCTGCGAATCTCGACTTTGGTCTTTGGATCTATTGAATCTGACGTTGGATCTTTTGATGTCGAAAGTAGTACGGCTGTTCCATCCTGAGTGTTAGATTTATTGGATATTAAGGATCTTTTGGGCAAAAGATCCAAAGATCCATTAAATCCAGCTTCTGAGCCTCCCAGGGACCATTCCATTGCAGCAGGGCTCGCCATCCAATAATTACGTGGTCTTGAGCCTGTTTCCTCCGCCCGTACAGGCTCAGCCAAACCCTTCGCTTTGAGTGCTCGCAGCTCACGCGAAACATGGCCTTTCTGCTTGTCCAGCTCCGTGGCAAGCTCATCAGCTGATACGTCAGCGTTCAATCCTGTGCGTAGGGTCAGGTAATCAAAGACCGATGCACGAACGCCGCCAAGCTCCATGATCCGCTGCCCAGCTCGCTCGACCTTCTGAGCTTCCTCAAGCCCGTCAAGGTAGACCCAGCCGCCCTCTGGCATGTACTGGCCCATGACGCCGCCAGACTCATTAGCGCCCCTGCCCTTGCCAGCAAATCCCACTCGCTTGTCAATACGTGCCAGCCCGTCTTCCTCTTGTGCAACCCACCGCATCAATACGCCCCAGCTGAACACCGAGCTGATTGAACTGCTGCCCCGGCATTCTGTGATCCAGTCCCACGTTGTCGGACGTTTTACGGAGTGATGAATGACAACCAATGTGGCCCCAGTCTTGCGTAACTGGCTGATCGCATTACGGATCGGTTGTGCATATCTAGACGTGTTTTCTTCAATGCCTGTTGGCTCCATCATTGAACTCAACGAGTCAATAATCACAAGCGGGAATTGATGCTTCTCAATCTCCTCACGCATCCGACGAATGCCGTCTTTGGTGAAGTTGTACTGCTCGCCAGTTTCCATGCTGCAGAAGAAATCAACAGAATCACTTTTCAGCGTCTGATCTTCTGCAACCAAGCTTTCACGATGCAACAAATGGAGCCAGTCACCTTCGCTTTGGTCTGTGCCAAATACAAGGACAGGCATTCGTTCGCTGGGTGTTGACAAATCACGCCCCAAGAACTGCGGCACACGATCGCGCAACGCTGCAATCAAGCCGGTGGAAAACGATGACTTGCCAACCTTTGGCTGGCCGATTATCACATTTGACTCGCCCAGCTTGACCATGCCGTCGAGCAAAAACACAGACTCAGTGGCTTGAAGTTGTTGCCCTGCTCTGTAAACCGTGCCTTTGTGGAGCCGACGCTCTGCCGCGTCAAGATAAGCCTTTAGTTCAGGATCGCGAGCGTCGTCGTCTACGCCTAGCTCGAAAGCCTTGTTTCGCATCAGGGGCATCCAATCCCGTTCCCTTTCCTCCTGGATCACCTTTTCGGCGTGGAGGGCTAGGCCCGTTAGTGCTTCCTGTAGTGGCGGCTTGTTCGTTGAGGGTTTTTCTGTAAAAGGCATCTTTTGCCAGTGAAGGTGAAAAGTAGTTTTCGTCGGTGTAAACGCCAAGGCGTCTCAGCTCGCGAAAGGCTGTGAGTTCGTCGCTGGATTCGTAAGGGTGCTTCAAGTCCCATGCGTCTAACGCTGCATCTGAGCGTTGTTTTTGCATGGCGCTGTACTTGCCGCACATCGCTTCTTCTTCGTCGTACTCCGACGGGAGCGAATACGGAACCCACTGCAAAAGGTCAAAGGCTCGCTCTTCTGCGTTGAGATCAGTCACGAGACATAGGCTCAGGTTCGGATGCAATGGCCTTTTGAAGCAGGAGGTTGACCCAACCTGTGCGGCTCACGCCTATGGGTCGCTTGGCGTCAACTGCAGCAAGAACGCGAGGATCGAGCCTGACGTGGCTCCCTGCGATTGGTTCTATGTCGGCCATGGTTTGGGGTTGCTTTGCTGGCAAAGTATGCCCATACTGCCCACAGATCGCAACCCCCAATGCTTGAGCCGATACCTGGCCTTGAATTTTTTGAAGAGTCCCACAGATACCGTTTCAACGGCGAATGGCTAGCCCACAACGTTTCAGACATCGTTGATATGGACATGACGCCTTTTAAGCGCAGCATGATTGCCAAATACAAAGACGGCGAGGATGGCTGGGCTATCAGAGGTAAAACCATCCATGACTGGTGTGAGGGCTGGCTAAATGGCAAAGACCCAGAAACGCCGGAAAAGTGGAAAGATTGGATTGAGGCGCTACGTGGCGAAAAGTTTTTTGAAGGCGCTGAGACACTGGCGACGGAATATCGCGTAGTTGATGAAGCTAAAAGCTGTGCTGGGTCGCTGGACTTTCTGCTGCGTAAAAACGGAGTTATCTACGTTGGCGACCTCAAGACTGTGAGCAGCAAGAAAGCTGTGTCTGGGCGCAAATTCTGTGCAACGCAGCTAGGGGCGTATGCGTCTTTTTTGGCTTGCCAAGGCGTTTACGCCGACATGGCGGTGATGGTTGTCGTTAGCCCGGAGAAAGTTAAGGTGATCGAGCAAAGCGTGGGTAGCTGCCTTGAGGCGTGGTCAGACGCTTGGGGCAAGTTCCAAGCAAAACAATTTCAGTTCTGATGGATTGCCCAAAATGCGGGTCTAAAACTCGTGTCACAACCACATGCCATGAGTTTTCCGATCATGTCCGCCGCTATCGCAAATGCACTGCCTGCCATCACAAATTTGTAACGCGACAAGGTTTCGAAGAAATCCAAGCGCCAGCCCCACGCCATAAGCAAGTTTTCCAACCTTCTGACATTCTTGAAATGAGAAGCCTTTGGCTACAAGGCCGGTCGTCTCGGGAGGTTGCTGAGATCTTTGGTTGCACCACGTCCTGGGTGAACAAGGTTGTCAAGCGCAAGGTCTGGGTGAACGTTTGATTGACAGGTATGCCCAGGCATGCCATGCTGTCTCTAACAGCAACCTCTCATGACTAGTTACAAGTCACGCCCCCGCTATTACAAGCCTGAAAAAACAGGCTTTCTTGTCTCGCTTGTTTTTGGGGTGCTGTTCTCTACAGCAACCTGGGTGACGCTCCAGAGCGTGCACAGTCAACAGCAAGTCACACACTGCGAGCAAGGCTGGCAACGCGCCTGTGCAAGCTTGCAGCAATGACGCAAAAACTGTACCTGCAATGGCAACAATGCAAGGCCAGAAATCCTGGCCTTTTATTGCAGCTGGCAGGACTAGCCCGAGAGCTAAAACTGTCAGGCCATAGCCGCTATTCAATGGATGGCTTGTTTCACATTCTTCGATGGGAGACACGCGCCACAACCGGTGACCTTGGCCTCAAGATCAACAACAATCACACGGCTTTTGCGGCCCGTGATTTGATGGATCAATTCCCTGATCTAAAAGGCTTTTTCAAGCTACGTGAGCAAAAAGCTCATGGCAACTTCGGCCAAATCCACTGATTGGAAACTTACTATGATCCGCGCTCCAAGCAGCATTACTTTTTCAGTCCTTGGCACCCCAGTGCCTCAAGGCTCTGTCCGTGCTTATCAGAGCCGAGTCATTGCTAACAACGCTGAAGCTTTGGCTTCTTGGCGCAATGACATTGCAGTCACTGCTCAACGCCATAAGCCTGAAGATTGGGACACTAAAGCTCCGGTTGAGTTGAAATGTGTCTTTGTTTTTCCTCGTCCTTTACATCACTTTGGGTCAGGTAAAAACAGCACAAAGCTCAAGCCATTGGCACCTAAGCATCACGTCACAACGCCTGATCTTGACAAGCTGTTGAGATCATGTTCAGACGCAATTGGTGATGCGGTCGCCCGCGTCTTGCTACACAACGACTCTCAAATCTGTTCAATCTATGCAACCAAACGCTATGCAACCGACGACTTCCTTGGGGCTCACATCACCGTCACCCCACTTGGCTGAAGCCCTTATTAAGTTTCAGTCTTCTGTTCCCACGATTCATGACAACGCCGAGAGCTATCACGGTGGTTTTGCCAACCTTCCAGGTGTGTTGTCAAAGATTGGCCCTGCGCTTAGAGCTGCTGGCCTAGTTGTTTCTCAGCTACCGGAAGAAATCAACGGGCAACCTGGCTTGCGTACAACGTTGATGCACACAAGCGGAGAGCACGTTTCAGCCGTGACCCCTCTTGCTATTAACAGCGGCAAGAATGGCACTCAGGAATGGGGAAAAAGCGTTACTTATCAACGCAGATTCTGCCTTTTGTCAGTCCTTGGCTTGTGTGTTGGCATTGAAGACAACGACGCCGACATTGCAGAAAAAACACCTGCCAAGCCTGCGGCAAAGGTTGAAGGCGTTGCCGACAAGGATCAGCCACTGTCAAAAGAAGATCGCGAATTGTGCCTTGGCTTGATTCAAGAGCTATCACCTGAAGGGCTTAAAAGTTTTTGCCAAGCCTTTCGAGGCCGTTTTGGCCTCTCCGATTCTGCCAAAATTGCACCGGCTTTAACTGGGGTAAAACACCAGCAGTGGCTTAACGAGAACCTCAAGAACTATGTCTAACGAAAAAACACCAGAACAAAAACGTGACGCAAAACGCCGTCACCTTCATTTTCAAGTGCGGCTTGACCCATTGTTGGCCGCACAATTGCAACACTACGCCGATGCCAATCACAACGGTGTAGTCAACGCAGGCATCAAAACAATTCTCTCTCAGTTTTTCCGAGGTATTAATCACAATGGCTGATTTCGCTCCCGACGCATTCACATTTTGGTTCAACTGCAACCAAGACAAAAAAACTGCTGGTGCTTACTGGGCTTCATCTGAAGTGCCTGTGGCTGAACTCCGCAAGTTAGTTGAATGGGTCAAAACTGCAGAACGTACCGAAAACCAAAAAGGGGAAGAGTGCGTAAAACTTCGCGCTAATCTTCGCCCTCGCGTTAGCAAAGCCGGCAATGACTTCTTGCTGATGGCAATCTCTGATCAAAAGCCACCACAGTCAGAGCACGATTTCTAATTAACTCAAGGGCACGGCTTACCACCGTGCCTATTCTTTTGACATGAAGCCAACCATTGAACAGGTCGAAAAAAATGGCAAGTTGGTTTGGCGCGTAGAAGCCGCTGGCGTTGTTCGATACCACGAACAAGATTGGCAAGCCCAATGGCTTTACAGCTATCTAACACGTCTCTATAACTGCGATGAGACCAACTCTCAGTAACTGAGCTATGGCCCCCGTGAACATGAATTGGACGACTCAGCCTCAGCGGCAGATCGACCTAGCTAAGGCAAGGGTAGAGGCCACGCTGCACGAATCCAGCCCAAAACTGACCATGCTAGAAAAAGCTTTCAGGGCTTCTGCTCTCCGCCAGAAAGCACGGCATCAAGTAAGGCAATGTGACCAACGGCCTGTTTAAGAAGTTTTCCTTGGTGCCATTGCTGACGGGCCATGGCAACACATAGCTGAGACAACACATCAACGTTGTCGCAGTCTTCTATAGATCTAATCGATCGCTCAAGGGTTAGTTCTTCTTCCAAACTCGGCTTGACTACCATCCAATCGAAACTGTTGGAGGCTGCGTTTTTCGGAGGCATAAGGCTCCTCAGTCTTAAAACGTATGTAATCACCTATAGCTGGGAATAACCAGTCCTGCACTGGTAAACACGCTTCCCAGTTCACAGGTTGCACACAGTTCATCACGACTGTTGTCCAAAACGCCGTGATATAGCCCCAGTTCATCGATCAACGAAGATAGCCCAGCCGCTTGCTTCACCTTCAATCAAAAAGCGTTGATAAAAAGCAGGCCGCGACATCTTGATCAGTTCCCCTGACCTCCTGGGGTTATGGCCGCCAGTCTCCATATATGGCTTACCCATCGGATCCATGGCCGTAAATTCGTCCTTGTTGTACCCCACGATTAGGCTCCAATGACCACATCCTTCACTGTCACAAACGGCAGGTTGGCCTTCAGTGAAGTTGCCGCGATGAAGCCAACCGACCATTAGTGGTCGTCCGGCGTCAATCTCAATTTCAATATCCTCTACTCTCACGTTCTTGCGAAACTCAGCATCCAGACCAAGAGCCCTCAACGCAGACACTTGAGAATGAACCTCAGTAGTGTCGCCAAACCTTCGACGTACCTGTCGATAATCGTCTAAACCATCTACGGCATGGTGGAACGCAGCAACCATCGCAGCTGCTGCATCAAAGCACTCTCGATAGCCGTAGCCAGTAAGGCTGTCTAATTGGTTGTAATACGGAACGCCATAAACCTGTTCGCTGCGACCAGTGGTCTTCCAAGTTTGGAACCACTCTGCCTCTTCATTCAGCAGATCTTTTTCCAGCAGCGAGTCCTCTAGCTGCTTGATCGCTGCCATTTGGTGCGGAGTCTGTCGAAACCAGAGAAAGAAATCGAGCAGACTCAACGACACAATGCTTGACAGCAAAACTATTGGGATGATGCCGTAGAACATGGCGTGTGCCTAGCTGCAAAGCCGCTCATAAACATTGCGCCGCTACCAAACACGACGATCAAGACGCTGATCACGACAGCCAATACGGATGGCATAAAACTACTTCTCTACCCTTTCGGCCGGAAACAGCAGGTTCTTCAAATACGTGCAAGCCACATCGTCCAGCTCGTTATCAGTCTGCTCGCTGATTTTGACCAAGCAGTCAAGCAACAACTGTTTTACGGCTTTTGATTTGATGAATCCAAAGAGAATTGGCTTTAGAAGTAAAACCATGGGATCACTGTGTGTGCAAAAAGTCTAATTCCTGTTGGCGTGTCCTTCCAGCCGTGCAACATCTTGCTCAAGCGTTGATATGCGCTGAAATAGCTCCTGGTCCCTAACCCTTAGATCAGCGTGGAGCACATCCATCCGATTGGCTAAATTGTCTACAGCACTTGTGAGGCGCACCAGGGAATCACGTCCATGCTGGCTTTCGCGGTTGGCTCCTTTGATGCCTGAGGCCGCAACCCCAATCCCAGCACCCGCCATTGCTGCCCAAATTTCTACCACCATTCGACCCATAGCTTGACTGCATCATGGCAGAAACACCGCAAACCAAGTCAGAAGAACAAGAGGATCAAGGTCATTCTTGGCTGGGTGATGTTGTTCGCGTGACCATTCTGCTGTGGTCGATGGGAATCCTGACTGCGAACTATCTGGGCATCTTTTCCCAATCTGTCGATCCAACTTTCCCCGCGTCTTTGCTTACGGGAACTGCGGCTTCTTATTCGCCAGCACTCGGCAAACTTGGCAAGAAAAAGAAGGAGGACAACGGCGTTATCGTTGATAACAGTAAAACCAATGCAGGCATCAAATGACCCGCACACTTTTGGTATTAGGCATCACTTTGTTGGCTGCCCCTGCCCATGCTGACATCAATCATGTTCTGACCCAATCAGCTCAGATCAGCATTGATCAGGCTTACAGCTCAGCCAAACGAATCGGTTCCACCTACAGCGCATCAGGCTCAAATGTGACACCAAGCGTCACCAGTGGTAGCACCACAACCAGTGGAGCCATTGGCGGTCTGAATCTTGGCAGCCTGACCAGTGGTGTCCCAGCCATGGTTGACACGAATTATGCGGTGACTACCGCCGGTTCGGCTTTCTCATTCAGTGAGTCAGCCGTAATTGGCGACACGATAAGTTCAGCCACTGAGGTGACTGCCACCACTGGGACCGTTGATGACCTGCCGACATACGGCGAAGTCGTGACTGGTTCTGGAGGCGTGAAATCAACCTTGGCTGCAACGGCCCTTTCAAGCGGAATCATGTCGATTACAGCAGGTGGAGCGGGTACAAGTGCAATCCTGTCCAACAAGATGTCACTTGAAATTGATTAGATCTTGGCTGCTGGTTTTGTTGTTGCCTAGCTCTGCTTTGGCTGCGCCTATCGTGCCGCAATTTACTCAGGGTCAACTTAATTCAAGATCAGAATCCACCACGATCATCAACGAAACAATTACGTCCCATAATTTTCGGACGGGTTACAGCTACTCAGCGGCAGGTCATAATGTCGAAACTGTTGGAGATATTCCTATCTCACCTGACGCTACCGTCACGAACAATCAGACAGTTGGTGGAGTCAACTTTTCATGGACAAGCCCAAATCTTGAAACTAAGCCCCAATGGCAAGTAATCAATCCTGGCGCAAGCTGGAGCCTGACGGAATCATTCATGGCTCCAGGTTTAGATGCAGTGACTACGGTTACACGCACCATCCAAACCGAAACTGTAAACGAGTCGCAGTCGGTGTTCTCGCAGTAATTGCGGCACTTGGTGGGCCGGTTCAAGCCAACACAACAGTGGCAAATCCATCGAGTACATCAAGCGGTTCAGTGGTTAATAACGCCTATCAGATGATGACCGGGCCACACCCTATATATCGGATGAGTCAAGGTATTCAATGTCCTGGTCCTACGTTATCGCTCAGCCCATTTGTTACATCTAGTCGAAACTTTGATCTGCCTCATCAATCAGTAACCAGAACGCCTGTCTACTCAAGTGCTGATGCAGACGATAA